CAGATGTATTTCTTGGAAAGTTTGATAACCAAAAGTATGTCGATGATCTTAAAAAGAAATACGCTGAAGAGCCTACAAGTAAGACCATTACTAAAGATGATGGTAGCCAGTTCCCACAGCAACAGACAAAGCGTAATGGCGATCTATCTGAACGTTTACAGAACCAAGTAGATAAGGCAAAAAGCCAGATGAATGGTGAATCAACGGTACCTAAAGAAGAGTTTGAATTAGATGCTGTATGCAACTTTAAAAAGCATAAAGGTAAAATGTGGTCCGAGGTTGCAGATGAAGATCGTGAGTACATATCCTGGGTGTTAAATAATATTAAAGACCTGGATGCAAATACAGAAACAGTCTTAAAGCAATTTGCCTAAAGACTATTCGGGAAACAAGATATGGAGAGACTGCCAGAAAGTATACTCAAGAGCCCAACTGGAATATCCAGAGGGGTTAGGTATAGAAAAAACTCTAAAGATAAAAAGGGTGATGATTGGTTGGCAACCATTATGGCAAGTCTCTCCAGAAGATTTTAAGAAACTAATACATCGATTACGAAAAGAATATGTCAGAATCAAAGAGAATAAACGAAGAGATACAGAAGCGGATCCAGGATAGGTTGGAACTGGGGGCTAAAAAGTATGGCGATACGATTAGCCTGGATGATAAACGAGACATGATAGAGGAAGGGCTGGAAGAGTGCCTGGATCTATCGATATACCTGTCATGTGAACTCATAAAGATTCAACATAAGAAACATGAAAAAAAACCAAACAGTATTTCCACCTTTGACATGACTCTGATTATGGAAGGGTTAGGTAAGGTAATCCTGGAAGCTAAAGATGTAAAAGATTACGATAAAGTAAACCATGCCCAGCAGTTGGTAGACAGACTTACAGAGTATGCCAATAGATGCTGGGACCAAAACAAGGAAGAAGAATGATACACGAATGGATTCTAAACTTGTGGATCATTGCATCAAGTTTAGGTCTTTTAGTTGGAAGCATTATTTTAATACCGTATGCCTGTGACGTAATCCAGGAACGATTTTTTAAGAACTAATTATGAACTGTAAACACCACATACCAGAACATGATAAAACTTACTGTAGAAGGCTCACCAGTAGCCTTAAAACGACATAGGCATTTAAAGAACGGACACACTTACGATCCAAGTAAGGCTGATAAACGCCTTTTTTTAGCAAATGTCATAAATATGGCTCCCAAATTGCCCGAATACGGACCGATCTCTATGACACTTGAGTTCTATATCGCCCGACCAAAGGCACATTATAGAACAGGTAAATATTCCCATAAACTTAAAGATAATGCTCCGACCTGGCATACATCCAGGGCTGACATAGATAACTATGTGAAGCTGGTGTTAGATGCCTTAAATGGAGTGTTTTACAAAGACGATAGCCAGATCTGTCATATAAAAACAATTAAGAAATATAGTGAGCAACCCAGAACTGTAGTTGTAATAAAGGGGATTAAATGAAATTGCCATTTGTAAGTAGAAAGCAACACCAGGAACTCCAAGAAGCATTTGCCCAGGAGAACTACAACAACAGGATCCTGGCTACCAAGTTAAAAAGAATCCAGGAACTATGTGAGGACCACATGAACAATCGTATAGGCAATCTGCGGTTTGCAACTATTGTAAAACAGGTGGTAGAGAAATGAGAAAGGATGTAGCCAAAGCATTGTACGAAAAGGCAAATGAAATTGCATTTAGATACAGCAAACATGATCGAGCAAACAATTTTAATAATGAGTCATTTTCTGTTGAAGAAATCATACCTATATCAGCCCAGGGTGCGATGGTGGTATTCAGCAAGTCTACAGGCAAAAAGGCTTTAGCACATTTTATTCATGTGGATCATCCAAAAAGACCATTTTGGCAGTATTACATCATGGGTAGCCAACACTTTATAAATCTACATATGCTTACAGAAAAGTATGCTGAAGTAGAGAAACACAATTTTAAACTGAATTTCCAGGATTAATTATGGCAGGAACAAAACGAGTCGGATGGGAGGGGGAACAGGCAGTAAAAAGGGATCTTATTATGAACCAGGGCATGGATGTCTATACCAGCGTGGTAGACGATAATCTATGTGATATGGTGGTGGATACAGGAAAGAAGCTAAAACGAGTCCAGGTCAAAACAAGGATTGCATTGCGAGGTAATACAAGTGTTGAGATCAAATTAACCAAATATGTAAAAAGTAAAATTGATGTTATTGCAATATGGTACAAGCCAAAAGACATCATAGCGTATGTACCATACAAAGGAGAAGAGTTTTTGTTGTTGGCAGTAGAAACAGCAAAAAATAACCAGGAACAGGGTAGGAATTGGTTCTACCGCTATATGGAGTTTCCACGATGAAAGGATGGATTAGTATACATAAACAAATTAGAAATCATTGGGTATGGGAAGATGCCAGGTACTTACGAGCCTGGATGGATATGCTGATGATGGCAAACTATACAGAGCAGAAAAAGCCCTACAAAGAAACCATTGTATTGATTAAAAGAGGTGAGTTTCCAGCATCAATACGAAAGTTAGGTGAACGCTGGGGTATGGCACCAAATACAGTAAAAAGTTTTATAAAAAGGCTAAAAGCTGACACGATGATTGACACACATACCAAATATGGGTTTACCCTCGTGAAAATCGTGAATTATGACAAATATCAGAGCCAGGCTGACACACTTGTTGACACAGTAGCTGACACACTCACTGACACACTTACTGACACAGTAACTGACACTACTATAATAAATAATAATAATATAAATAAAAGAAATAATAGTGGCGTTGGTAAAAAACCAACACCAACCCTAAAAGATAGATTTGCAATCTTTTCAGAAAAAGCACACAGAATCGGAAAGGAGAAAGAATTAGATAAAAAGGAAATAGAAAAGTTTATCAATCATTGGGGAGCACACAATGAGGGTGGAAAGAAAATGCGATGGGAGATGGAAAAGGTATTTGATTTACCCAAGAGGATAAATACCTGGAAGGCAAACATTGATAAGTGGAGTTTTTCAAGCGGTGCTACCAAACAGGTTGTACAGCCAAAACAACCTAAAAAGACTACCTACATTTGCTATGGATGCGATAAGACCAAAGAGATCCAGGGAGAGATTACAGCAGAGGAAACCTTTTGTAAATGTGGCGATCAATACATGAAGATCTGGGAGTACAACACTTTAAAGGCAAAGGATCAACCAGGAGGACCAAAAAAAAAGACAGCACCAGTAGAAAAGCAGATCATAGAAAAGATTGGATTTAAGTACAAGACAATGACATGATTGATGAGATCATTAAAAAGACATCCAGGTTAAGAACAAGAGAGGTTATTAGAAGCCGAAAAAGGTATCGTAGTCGCAACAAAAGCGATGATCTGCTATACTATTGCGAATCATGCAAAAACGTATGGGAATACAAAAAAATTTACAGAGATAACAAAAGGAATCCATTGTTGAAATACAATCATGTGCCAAGTTATGGCAAGGTAAGAAAACGGTGTAAACATTGCAAACATAAAGATTGTTATTGATTTTTTATCCGCATCAAAGGGCAAATTTATTTACGCATGAATAACGTATCATTTTATATAGCACAAGGGTTAATTACCTTAACTGCATTTTATCTGGGGGCTTATGTATACCATCGTGGACAGATGAATAAGTCCCCTTCTCCTTCGCTTGATTTAGACAAGCAAGAAGAACAACAACAGGCTGACTGGGATGAGGTATGAACCTCTTATCCAGGTTGATTATGCCTTTGATGACTTCGATGATTTACAGGTGTTGTGGGCACATTTGGCTATTAGTGCAATCCAGGCTGGTTACCATCCAAGAGAGGTGATGATTGGCTACGCCTAAACTCACAGACAAACAATCAATGTTTTGTAAAGAATACTTGATTGATCTTAATGCTACCCAGGCTTGTATTCGAGCAGGATACAGCGAAAAAACAGCAAAGGAAATGGGATACGAAAACCTCACAAAACCTCACGTACAGGATGAAATACAGCGTTTAAAAGCAATTAGGGAAAAGAAAATAGGATTGACAGCAGAAAAAGTATTGAAGGATATCGAAAGGGTTAGAGATAAAGCCGAGGGAAGCGAACAGTACAATGTTAGCCTAAAAGCAAGTGAACTACAGGGAAAGCACCTGGCGATGTTTACAGAAAAACACAAAGTAGATGGCGAGATCAAGATGCCAGTCATACAGATTGAGTTAGCTGATGTCTAAAATAAAACTAAACCTAAATCAAGCAAGGTTTATGAACTGCGATGAATCTGTTGTTGCATTCTTTGGTGGTATTGGTAATGGTAAAACCTTTGCAGGGATCCTAAAAGGGATCACCAGGGTCCTGGACCCAGAACAACCACCACAACTGGGCATGATTGCCAGGCAAACCTATCCAGAATTACGAGACAGTACGCAACGTACTTTCTTTGAGTTACTGCATCTATGTGGATTTTTACCTGGTGTACACTATGAGTACAAAAAGCAGGAAAACAGGTGCATTTTTGCTAATGGGCATGAGATAATCTTTCGATCCCTGGATGATCCAGCCAAGTTGTTATCGATTAATTTAGGCTGGTTTTATATCGACCAGGCAGAAGAGGTATCCGAAGAGGTATTTTTGACGTTATTAGGTCGTTTAAGGGCGGTATCTACTCCGCAATGCTGGATCACAGGTAACCCATTAGGGCATAACTGGGTCTGGCATCGATTTATACATGATCCTGTACCAGGGAATATCATGTTTAACGCTAAAACAGAAGAAAACAAGGCTAATCTACCTGATGGGTACATTGATAGCCTAAAGAAGAATTACAACGAAATATGGGTGAACAGGTATTTGTATGGGTCCTGGGATGCGTTTGAAGGACAAATATACCCAGACTTCGAGCCGAGCATTCATGTAGTATCTGATTTTAACCCTGATCCAGCCTGGAGAAGGTTTATTGCTATTGATCATGGCAGGACCAATCCAACTGCGGTGCTGTGGGGTGCAGTTGATAACGATGATAAGATATGGATCTACAGAGAGCATTACGAAGCTGGTCAAGATGCTGATTACCATTGTAGAGCGATCAAGGCATACCAGGGCGAGGGACGATATGAAACGTATGTAATTGATCCGTCTACTGGTCCAGGTAAGAAGGATGATCCAGAGACTATTGGCAACAGGTACAGGCAAATGAATATACCTGTTATCGGTGCAAACAATGATGTGCAGGGTGGCATTGACAAGGTAACCGAGTACATTAAGAATAATAAGATATTTATTACCAGGTCATGCGAGAATCTTCGCAGGGAGTTGGTTAATTATCAGTGGGAACAGCCAAGTGCATCCAGGATAGACCTAAACACACCAGAGAAGCCACTAAAAAAGGATGACCATGCTGTTGATAGTTTGCGGTATATGGTAGGTGAAGTGGTGCGTAGTGCCAAAAAGCCTGACACCAAGACCGATACGCAGAAGTTTATTGACAAAATTATTGTTGATGTAGACAATACACAACCGAACTGGGACAATATCTAATGTCGGTAACGTATAGAGGAGAAACATTTCCTGGATACAACAAGCCAAAGAGGTATACAGGATCAGGAAGATTTAAGAAGCGAGTCCTTGCAAAGAAGGGTGACAAGGTAAAGATCGTAAACTATGGTCACAAGAGTTATAGACATAACTATAGTGCAAAGGCTCGACAAAGTTATCTAAAACGATCAGCAGGAATCAAAAACAAAAGTGGTCAGAGTACAGCTAAAGACAAGTTTAGTCCAAACTACTGGTCACGAAAGGACCTTTGGAATGCCTAAACATAAACCATTTTGGGAGCAAAAGAATCCCAAGAAGAAAAGTAAAAAACTCACACCAAGCCAGAAGGCGTATGCAAAAGCATTAGCAAAGAAGGCTGGTAGACCATACCCAAACCTAATTGACAACGCCAGAGCATCAAGAAGATAATGATGGAAAAAGCAAAATATGGCAAAGCAATGGTTGCTAAAAACAAAAAGACTCTTAAAGGTGTGTCCTTGATGGGTTTATCTGCACAACAGGTAGATAAAATGCTAAAACACTCTGTACACCATAGTAAAAAGCATTTACGAGAAATGCGTAACGCAATGCAGGATGGCAAGTCATTTGACCAGGCACATAAGATTGCACAAAGCAAGGTAGGTAAGTAATGGCTGGTATGGATTATATGCCAGAGAAACAGCAAGATGTGCTGAATGAAGTAGCAGATATTGCAGAACGTATACCACAGATACGATCCTGGTTAGATAAAAGCAAAAAAGCAAGACAGAAACAGGCAGATAGATGGCGTAAGAATGAACGCCTGTACTATGGTAGACACTGGGCAAGTCCAAGTAAAGGTACAGAGAGTCAATCCAGGATGATCTTTAACTTCCCATTGGCTGTCGTAGAGACCATATTGCCTGTAATTAGCGATTTTCAGCCTACGATTGATGTAATGCCCAAAGAAAAAAACGATGTTTTCTTTGCCGATATGATGCAAAAGAGATTCCAGCAAATCATCGAAGAAACAGATTTATATGGTAAAATTATACAGGCAGTAAAAGACAGCCTGATATACAGCAATGGATTCTTACAGATATTACCCCAGGTTACAGAAGAAGGGGTATTTCAAGGTTTTGACATCCAGGTCATTGACCCATTTAGTGTAATACCACATCCATTTGCAAACGAATTAGATTTAAAATCAGGAGAATACTTCCTATTTGCTGTACCAATGGAAACCAGCAGGATAGAGCGAGAATTTGGTATTAAAACAGGTGGCGATGGTAAGCTAAACGACTATCGATCCTACCAGCAGTCAAATGATAATGGAGGTATTGAGAGTTACCAGGTAGAAAGCGAATACGATATGGCATTGGTTATTGAATGCTATAGCAACGAAGCAGATAAAGAGAAGTATCCGAATGGCAGACATACAGTGATAGTAGACGATAAACTAATCGTAGATGAGCCATTAGAACTGTACAGAATGCCTGTGTTTATGGTGTCTAATTACAAGTCACCACATAATTTTTGGGGTATTGGTGAAACCGAACTGGTACGCACACAAACTAAAGCAATAAACGAGACCTTTAGTGCAATCAATGAGAATATACGCAGGGTTGGTTTTCCCATTCGTAAGGTAACCCAACGAGCAAAAGGTCAAATGGTACGACCAATCACAGGTGCACCAGGTGAAGAAATAACGGTTGTAGACCCAAGCGATGTTACCTTTGAAACCCCACCTCCAATTCCTGGGTATATACAAGGATATATCAACCAGGTTGCACAGTATATGGAAGCAGTAACAGGTGTAAATGATGTTACCCAGGGTCGTAGACCAGGTGGTGTATCATCAGGTAGAGCCATTGTCGCATTGCAGGAAGCCAGTCAAACCAGGCAACGATTTAAGATTAATAAAGAAGTAGGTAGGCTTACCAGGGAAATAGGCGAGTACATGGTCCAGATGATACTAACCTTTGATGAAGAGATACGATCTATTAGAGAGCGAGATGCCGAAGGTGCATTTACCTTTGTAGAGTACAATCCTACTGCTGTATATGATGCAGAAGGAAATATGGAAGGGACACCAGAGTTTGACCCTGGAACAGCAAAAAGACTAATGGATAGTGAATTTGATATTGATGTATCTACAGGATCCAGGTATGCACAAGGAAGGGTAGCAAACGAAGAACGAGCATTAGAGTTGTATCAGCTTGGTGTATATGGTATTGAAGAAGTAGTCAATGCTCTAAATGTACCAGACAAACAGGAAGTCATACAGAACTGGTACATCAGAAATCAACAAATATCACCACAGATGCAAGTGCAACAAGCAGAATCGTTGCAATCTGATTTTTCTAATGCAATACAACAGCTAATGGCAGAAGGTCCAGGAGGACCAGCAGAAGAATTAGTGGCACAAATAATTATGAGTAATCCTGCATTGGCAGATTCGGAAGAGTTTACGATGTTGCCATCAGAAATACAGGATAGAATTATAACCGTAGTAGGATTGGTTGGTGGGCAGGAAGATCAAGGTATGGATCAACCCAGGGCATAGGGATAGTTTTATCTTGCCCACAGCTATATAAGGAATATGAAATACAAAAAAAGTAAAGCAAAAAAGAAAAAAGGCTACAAGGCTTACAAGAAAGCCATGTACAAATCAAAAAAATATTAGTGTTACAGCAAATAAAAGGCATACTAACACCTGATGAAGCAAA